GGTCCAAAAATCGACTTACTTTATATTGACTTCCAATATGATGATACTAACACTTCATCAGGTGAGTACGGAAGACCTCAAGTTTTCAAAATCACTGGTTTCACAACTGGTACAAGTGCTACGAGAATTGCAGCTCTTAATACAACATTAACAAATGAGTTTACAACAAGAAACACATCTGGTAGAATCACACAAGGTGGTTTGCAGAATGGTCAGTTGTTTTTAACTATTGCTACAGGTTCTTCTGCAAATGGTTTCTGGTCAACAACTGCTACATTCTCAACATCTCTTCCATCTAACAAAGGTGGTGCTGTTGAGTTCTTAGGATTCTCTCGTATCGATGGTTTCCCAATGTTCAGAGCTTTCAGACAAGCTAACTCACAAATGCAAGGAACAGTTGCTGGTTATCCTTACGCTTTCCAACAATCATTGAACACTTTCGAACCAACTGGTTCTATGGTATCTCAAATCGATTTGATTGGTACAGCAACAGCATCAAATGATACTACTATTGATTTAGTATCTACACTTGAAGATCACCTTCCAGGTTTCTCTGCAAACTGGGCAGCAGCTGCATCTTCTGGAGATTATCCAATGAATCGTCAGACAGATGATGATACATACTCTGGAATTATCGGTCCAAAAGTTTCATCTAAGACAATCGCAGTTGGTACTATTGAAGTATCTACAGCTCTTAGAAGAACAGAAATTGAAGATATCAAAGCTAACACTGGTATGGACATCGTTCAAAAGATGGAATCTATCCTTGTTAACGAATTATCTCAAACAATTTCTAAACAAATCGTAACTAGAATCTTCGCATTAGGAGATGCTAACAGAGCAACTTCACCACTTCAAATTGGTCTTGGTGTAACATCTGTTGGTACAACAGCTTCAACAATCTTCGACTTGAACACAACTTATGCTGGTTCAACTATCGTTGGTGGTGAAACTACACACGCTGTTCAACGTAAGTTGATCACTAAGATGGCTCACGCTTCTAACTACATTGCGACAGAAGGTCGTGTTGGTCCAGCTCAATTCGCTGTAACTAACGGGGGTCTTGCTGCAGCTCTTATGGATATTGCTGGTTACACAATTAACCCAGTTAAATCTAAAATCTCTGGTCAAGGTCAATTATATCCAGTTGGTCAAATCGGTGACATTTCTATCTATGTAGATCCTTACATGAGATATAACGATAACCGTATCGTTATAGGTAGAAAAAATAACCCAGATCAACCAGGTCTTATCTTCGTACCTTACTTGATGGCTCAGTCTATCAGTGTAATTTCTGAAGCGACTTTCGCACCAAGAATGTTGTTACGTTCACGTTACGCAATTGCAGATGTTGGATTCTTCCCAGAAAAACAATATATGACAATTGTTGTTACTGACCCTAATCAATTATTGAACTAATTTTAGTTTCTAATTATAAAAACCCCTCAATCGAGGGGTTTTTTATTTTAGTCTTTTCTATTCCAGATAAATTTAGTGTTTCCAGATCCATATATTCTATATATTTTTAGCTCTTTCATAATTTCATGTTCAGACTTATTGGGATCATATCCCATTTTAACTAATTTTTTTTTATTATAGTTGTGTCTACTGACTCTTTTGTGGTTTTTTAAATACCAATATGATATTTTAGACACTGACTCATATTTCATTCCAATTTTTTCATAAAAATTCCCAGGCCACTCATTCGAGCTAAAACTATATACTTGGTTAACCTGTGGATTATTTTTTTTAAAATAATTAAATAGTTTACTGGCAGCTCCTATAACATTAGTATTCAATATACTACAAAACCTATAAAGTTCATATTTTTCTTTACCATCTTTAGAAGACATATTTCCTCTAGGTTTCCCAAATGTCATTAAACTAACCATTTCATCATTATAAAATAATCCTAAATTTATACTAGATTTTATAGATCCTTGTAAATGATTTACAGTTAAAAATTTATTTGTCGTTTTATAATCAACTGTTTTTATTACACACTTTCGGGCATATATTTTCCTATTACTTAAATTTAGAATATTTTTTATTCTACTTTTAATTATATCTTTTTTATATAACCACTCATCTTCGAATACTTGGACTAGTTTAATATTAACTTTTTTACATTCTTTATATTTTAGATAATGATAGTTATTTTTTTTATTAACCTCACTGTGCCAGAAGAGACCATTATATTCAATTCCTAATCCTAAATTAGGAATTAAAATATCTATTTCTTTTCCAATTTTCTTTCTATCATTTAATATCAGTCTGTCAAAGTAAATAGATTTTATAAAATCACTAAGTTCTTTCTCACCATTTGACGTACTGTATGACTTACTTATACAATCCCTCCAGTCTAATCCTAGATATAATCTTTGTTCTATAACTTTCCTTTCTATTTTGTGTATTTTATTACACACATCACACTCTATTTCATATTCTTCAATATCTGATGCTTTTATTAATTTAGAATTACCTATTATTTCTTTTAAGAAATCTATACGATATTTTTTTCTTTTTTCTATATTAAATGGAATTAATGACGGATGATTCACACCATATTCTTTTATCATTGTATTTATAGCAGCTTCTTTGGATTCCCTTGCGCTACATGAGTTTGAACAATATTTTTGAAACCCAATTGTTTTATTTTTATATTTTACCTTTCTGTTACATCCTTTACACAGTGGAGTTTCAAATATCTTAAACCTAAACCTATAAATCTTTTCACTTAAGGTGTTGCCTTCAATGGGTAATACAATTTCTAGTATATTATTTGCATTATTTCTTAACCATCTTTCGGTAGTATAGATACCTGATGGGTTATTATCATATAAATTTATATACTCTTCAATAGTCATATTATATATATTAATATTCGGATTATTCCCTAAGTTTAAAATTATCTATTAAAATTTAATATATACATTATGTATTTACTTCTTTTGGAAAATTATTTACCACTTGGTGGAGGTCGATTCGATTATCATAGAAAAATATATACACATCAATCATTGGAGACAATATATCAGTATTTAGAACATGAATTATTTAAACATCTAAATGGTGAAGATTCTGATGATTATTGGAATGAATATATTTATGAATTTATGGATACTGACTGTGGTTTTTTTATATACGAGTACGCGGAATCAGGCGAGAATAAATTACTTTTTGAAAGTATTGGTGAGAAAACTTGGTCAGATTTTTACAATTTTTGTTTTAAAAAAAATGAATCTATATTGAGATTTAGTAATTTTATATTTGAATCAAAAGATAAATTTCCAAACATTAAAAAAATGGAAATTGACGGATTCCAAGTACTTATGGGTAGGGATGCTCTTTCTAATGATTACCTTACCGTAAATATGGCGAATGAGGATGATCTTTGGTTTCATGCTAAAGGTGTTCCAGGTAGTCATATAATTATAAGAGTTAAGGATTTTCTTCCTACAGAAGAAACAATTAAAAATGTTGCTATACTTGCAGCTAAGAATTCAAAATCAAATGGTAAAACACCAGTTGTTTATTGTAAATCTAAATATGTTAAGAAATCCTCTGATATGAAACCTGGTAAAGTGAGTGTTGACTATAAAAATTCTAATGAAATAGTAGTTGAAATATAATATATAAAAAAATAAAAAAACACATGACAGGGACTTTGTTAAAATATACTGATAAACTATACGATATAATTGATGATATTAGAGGACCAGTTGCTGAGAAATTAATGAGAATTGAAAGTGATTGGTTACTTGATAATTATCTTAAAGTTGAATTAGTCGATGTGTCTAAACATGATTTTAATTTTGATGTTACTATATCTGGTCAAAAACAACTTATGAAAGTTGGTAAATTTATAAGATACATTTTACCTAATGAGTTTACAGATAAAGAAATATATGACTTTATTAGTGGTTACAATAGGATTAAAAATGGTTTTGAATTGCCTGATGAATCTAAGCAAAGTAGATATAAAAAGGTTGATGTTGGTAGTTTTACTTTTAATCCTAAAGACGTTAGAAGTACATTCTTATCATTAACTACACATACTTATCCACATGGACATGAAGAAGAAGTTATGAAATTTATGCCAAAAGATTTAGAAAAAGATCAATTTGGTAATTATTATAAAATAATAGGAAATTCAAAAACAATGTTTACATCTCATTTAGATACAGCTGATAGAAAACAACAAAAAGTTACTGTGTTTAGTATTGAAAAAGATGGTGATGAATTTTTAGTGACTGATTCTACTTCTATCTTGGGAGCAGATGATAAATCAGGTGTTTCAGTAATGTTATATATGATGGCTCATAATATACCGGGAATCTACTACTTCTTCATTGGTGAAGAAAGAGGAGGAATTGGTTCGTATAAGGTTGCTAGTGTCTTTGATAGCACACAACACCTTAAAGGCGTTCAGAGATGTATATCTTTTGATAGAAGAAATTATTTCTCAATTATCACCCAACAAATGGGTAGACAATGTTGTTCAGATGAGTTCGCAACAGCTTTGGCTCAAGAACTTAATAAAAATGGTATGAAAATGTCATTAGATCCAACAGGTATATACACAGATTCTGCGTCATTTATAGATGATATTCCAGAGTGTACAAATATATCAGTTGGTTATTTTGACGAACACCGAGTTATTGAGTCACAAAATATATCATTTTTAACAAGATTAGCTGAAGCATGTCTAAAAGTTAATTGGGAATCATTACCAAGTGTTAAAAAAGTAGGATTTGATGAAGAAGTATTAAGAAAATATAAAGGATTTATAAATCTTTTCAAAGCAACTGCATTTAACATGGAAGCTAGATTAGTTTCTGAGTACGGAGTTGCTTATATTAAAATGGAATTAGATGATCCAGATATAGAAGTAGTGCATAAAGACCTATTGTCTATGTCAGTGTTATTAAATAAATTTAAAATGGATCCAGATATCTATTTTGATGACCAATATATGAAAATAGAACTTAAATAATATGGGACTAAAGAACATACAACTAGTAAAGCTTTTAAAAGAAGCTCCAGATAACAGAACATTTCAAGATGGTTACGATGACTCTGATGAGTTTGAGTATGAAGAAGAATTTGGAAAAGAATATGATGGATCTGATGAAGATGACTCTGATGAGGGTGATCACCTTTGTTATTTGATAAGATCAATGTTTAATAACTACGGACTTTCAACAAGTGTTGAAAGAAATGATCTCGATATATCTGTATATGTTTATCTTCAAAGAAAAGAGAAGATGAAAAATATATTGAAAGCATTTGACGTGGTGTATAAAATGAGGAAAGATATACTACCACAATACCAGTCAGAATTTGAGATGTATGAGAGTAAGCAAGGATTTCCAATATTATCTTTCAATTTCTATTATGGTGAAAAAGAAGAGGATGATGATGAAAATTCATTTTAAAAAAAGAAATTTTATTACTATATTAGCATAGTGAAGCTTATTAAAGAAATAAAATCAAAATCTGGAAAATTACATTTTCGTAGATGGCAAATATTGAAGACAAGGTGGTTTTCAATATGGTTACATGGCATATATGATGCTGATAATGATAAACATTTACATAACCATCCTTGGGATTTTAAATCAATCGTTTTAAAGGGTTCATATACTGAACAGACTGAAAGTGGCAATGTTGAACAAAAGCCTGGTAAGTTTAATTCAAGAAATGGTGGTAATTTTCACAAAATCTTAGAACTGAAAAGTCCAGTTATTTATACATTGTTCATTGTTAGTCCAGTTAAACGAATCTGGGGATATAAGGTTGATGGTGTATTTATTCAACATGAAAATTAAAAAGAGAAGATAAATTTTAAACTTTTTTGACTTTTGGAATATTATATATATATTTGTAAAATCTTATCTGGGGATGATTTGAATTGATTCGCAGAGTAAAGGTGATTAAGCAAGCATCGGTTTGGTAAAGTCCGATTAAAACAAATTATCAAAATTAGTAAACGGCAACGTTACAAACGAAGTAGGAACCAGTGAAGATTTAGTAGCTGCTCTACAAAACAACTTGCTCGCTGTGAACGAGCTTGAAGTAGCCTAATCTTAGGATACATTCTAAATAGTTCACACTGAATCACACCAGTATAAATAGTGATAGTTTTTTGTTAGAGTGTTTTTGAGTCGAAACAACTAAATATTTTGTAAGTTAAAGAAAAACTTTCTAAGCTTGTGAACGATTAGTCGTTTTTAACTGAGGAAGACCCGGTTCATCACCGGCATCTCCACCAACCACTCCAATGATAGTATCATTGGATCGACACCAACTCAAAAGGTTGGTGTTTCTTTTTAATATATCTTAATTACTTTATAGTATATATTAAAACATATTTTATATTTAAGATATAATGACTATGATTGATTCGTTTTCTGGTAGATGGAGATTTTTATCTAACTTCTACCCCGCTAAAATACAACACCAGGGAATTACCTACCCAACGGTAGAGCATTATTATGTTGCGATGAAGATAAAAAACGATCAACAAATTGATGGTCGAGATATAACGTATATTGATTGTCGTGAAATGATTGCCAAAATGCCTGCTGAACAAGTTGGTAAAGTTAAACAATTAGGTCGAATTCTAAAAGTTAGAAAAGACTGGGAAGATGTAAAGATGGGTGTTATGTTGTGGGGAGTTCGTGAGAAGTTTAAACACGACGATCTGAAACAAATGCTACTTGATACCGGTGAACAAGAATTAATTGAAGGCAATTGGTGGCACGATAATTTTTTTGGAGTTTGTACTTGTGGACCTTGTAAAGGACAAGGTCAAAATAATTTAGGTAAAATTCTAATGAAAGTTAGAGAAGAGTTAAAAGAACAAAATAAAAAGCCTTCATTAGAAGATGTTTTATTTCCTAAAGATTCTTTGAAATGACCTCTTCTAAAAAATCTTTAATATTAAGACCATTTGTTTTACAATGGTCTTTTACTTTTTTATGAAGTTCTTTTGAAATTTGGAAGGTAGAAAGTGTTGCATTATATTTCTTTTTTGATTCTCTATAATCTTTTTTTATTTCCATAGGAAGAAGTGTATTTTTAATATATAAATTATATAAAAAATAATTGTTAAGTTATGATATTGGATGAATTTGTAAATGTGTCTATCAGTTATAGAAATATAACTTTTTATAAAAACAAAGGTTATGATTTCAAAATTAATAATACCTATAAAATTCCAACCTCTGATTTGAATATATATTCGCAAATAAAAATAAATGTCGAATGTGATGTTTGTAAAGCTACAAATCTTTTATCTTATCAAAAATACAATAAGAGTTTAGGAAATTCCAATTATTATAGTTGTAAAAAGTGTTCTCATAATAAGAAAAAAAATGATTTTTCAAAAATTTCTAAATCCATTAGTATTGTAAAAAAAGAAAAATATGATAAAATTACCAAACAAATAGAAATAGAGTGTGTGTTAAAATGTAGTGAGTGTGAAGATATTTTCGACTTGGATAACTTTAGAAAAAATAAAAATGGTAGATACTGCAGAGTTTGTAAAAGATGTAGGTCTGAAAAATTTAAAAGTTATTGGGATAATCTTGATGTTGATATCAAGAGAAATAGGAAAAGAAGTTACTACCGTAATTCTATACACCTTAATATTTGGAGAAGTATTCTGAAATCGTGTTTGTTCAGAAAGAGTATGAAAAAAAATGAAAAAACGATTCATTATCTAGGTTATTCTTCTTACGATTTAAAATATCATTTACAATCAAATTTTGATGAGAATATGAATTGGGATAATTATGGAGAGTATTGGCATATAGATCACATAATACCTATTTCTCTTTTTAAAAAAGATACTCCAATATCTGTGGTTAATTCTTTGAAAAATCTAAGACCTCTTGAAAAAAATAAAAATTTTATAAAAGGTGATAATTTGGATGAACATTCATTTTTGATTATTGATGAATTCAAAACTTACTTAAAAGAAGAGTATATAAAATAAAAATTAAAAATAAATATTTATGGCAGCATTAACAGGTTGGTTTGGTGGTAAAAATTCTATGTCAAAGTGGATATATTCTTATATTCCAAAAGATATTAAAACTTATTCAGAAGTTTTTTCTGGATCTATGGCGGTTTTCTTCAATGAAGATTTTTCCCAATGTGAAAACATAGTTTTTAACGACTTAAATAAATTACAAGCTAATTTTATGACGTGTTGTAAAGATTATAATAAAATGTTAAAAGAATTAGAATTAGCTTTTTTACCAGGCGGATTTTTATACTGTGATAAAAAAGATGTATCTGAAATTAAAAAACATTATAGAGATTTATATACAGATACAAAAACTGCTTCAAAATCTGACTTTTATGATAATTTTGATTTTGATATGCCAAACTATGAAAAAGCTGTAATTTATTCTTTCATGATCACTTCCGCATTCAATGCCTGTCATGCACGTGGATCTGGTTTCTCGGGCATTACTAAGACAAATAAATTAAAAGTCACTACATTAATTAATAAACTCAAAAAAGAAGAATATCATAAAAAACTTGATCAATTAAATATAATTGAATGTCTCGACTTTGAGGAATTGATCAAAAAATATGATAGTGAAGATGCCTTTTTTTATTTAGATCCACCATATAAATATACTGATGGTGATGGAACACATGATCAAGATTATGGTTCTAAAGATATTTTTGGAGATTCCTCTCATAAAAGACTCGCTGACATTTTACAAAAATCTAAAGCAAGATGGGCTCTTTCTTATTATTGGTTTAAGGAATTAGAGGAATGGTTTCCAAGAGATGAGTATTTTTGGACAAAGAAAGAATTTCATAGACCATCTGCATCATTTTCAAACGATCAAAAAGGAGTTGAATTGCTCATCATGAATTATGATGAGAATTTTAAAAAATTAAATTAAAAAATGGACTTTCAAAAATATTTTGAAACAACTTTTCAAAATCCAAAGTTTGAGGGATTAAGTGATTTTAATCAAACAATTTTGGAAAACTATGAAAACCTTTCTATTCATGTTTCACTACCACCATCTGTTTCAGATAATGAGGATTTGTATCTTGGTGAGACCTTCAATGTGTTAAAACAAAAGATTTCAATGGAGGTTCAAAAAAAAATATTAAATTATATTACTAAGTCTGATAATCAATACTTTATTGATTTAATTGGTGTTTTAAATCCAGATATTTCAAATACTTATTCAGAGTCACTCGATAATTTAATGCGTAAGTTTACTTTTGAATTAATGAAGATATCTCCTAAGAATATAATTTCTAATGTTAGAATTATTTCTGATTACATAACAGATTCTCCAGCATTTGTGACTGAATATCACACTACTAGGTTAAGTAATAATACATTTACTCGAAGTGGTAAGATTTCTAATATTAATGTTTATTTAGACTCATTTATGAAATACACAGATGATTTTATACTAACATATGATGATATTTTGTACGATATTAATAACTTTAAACTTGATATCACAAGAGATTATAGATTCGCTACAATTTTACAGGTTAGTTCTAATTTTGCATTTAAAGTAAATAACCCAGGTTTAATCTGGGTTATTGAAAATAATAATTCAAAGGGTTTTAATAATTATAAGTCTACACTTAGAGATAAAAAGATTGATAACTTATTAGGTTAAGATGCCTCATCAATAGCATCTTGTAAAACTAATCTAAATGATGCCAAGTGATCATTATCACCTTCATCGTAAATTTTTGAAGTTCTTTTTTCAAAATCTCTAATTGCGTTTCTAAATTCATCAACTAATCTATGATAAGCACTAGATTGTTTTAGTTCATGATAAACTTCGTCATCGATGTGAGTTTCAAATATTTTAGACTCTTCTAAAGCATCGATCTTATCATCAATCATATCTGGACTTAGATTTGTGTCTAACTTATGAGTGACTTTATTATATTTTACCTTAGGATTACCAATGATTTGTTGACCATCTGATGAATTAGGTTTAGTTTGTCTTTTAATTTTTTTCAATTCCTCTTTTTCATCACCTTCGTGACTTGTAAAGTCTTTGAAATTTACCACTTTTCTATTATGATTATAGGTTGGATTTGTATCTTTGTAAGTCATTATCTAACTTTATTTTTTGTATATATTATTTCTATATTTGTAAATTATGAATCCACATAAAAAATTAACTCAGATGGGGTTTAAAAAGACCGTATTTCATAAGCCTGGATATGATAAAATTACTTGGGAATTTGCCGCAAAGACAGAGAAAGTGGTTCAAGTCCACACTCCCAAAACATTACTTATAACGGTTACAGATATGTTTAGTTTTTATGTTTAATATATAAGATAGAGTATTTACTTATATTAATATATGGAAAAAGAGTATTTACTTATATTAATATATGGAAAAAGATAAACTTCAAAAATTCATAAAGACTACAATCAGAGAATTTCTGAATGAGAATAAAAATTATTATCATTTTTTGAAAACAGTATCTTTTAATGAGTTACCATTTGAATACAAAAAATCACTTATTATTTATTTTTATGAAGGAAATGTTGCAGAATGGTCTATTAATAATTCTATTGATGAAATATCAAAAAATGATAATTTAATTAATATATTAATTAATGATTATATCAGTATTGCTAGAAATAAAAATAAATCGTTTGCATATGGATTAGTACCAATAGAAATATTAACAAAAGAAGTCTCTAAAAGATTAGGATATAAAACATTTCAAGAATACCATGAGTGGTATAATGATAATACCGACCACGGAGTTTCAATATTACCGATAATATTATCATTTGATAATGATGAGTTAATTGAAGATGGTTGGCATAGATTCCACTCTTATTATTCAAAGGGTGTTAAAAAAATACCAGTCGTTATGTTTATGTAGGATATTTATAATCCACAGATTGTATGATTCGTATGCTTTTAAATATCTCATTTTTTACTTATGGTGTTTATGATTTTTTTCGACATACCTTCACCATCTTCTGTTTTTTCAATATTAAAGTCGGTGAGATCAATATCTCTTATTAGACCTCTGAATTTTCTATCAGTGTAACTCCAACCATTTGATGATATAACTATTTTATCATCTTGTAATCTAACAGTGGTATCATTACTAAAGTCACTTTTTGCTGCTAAATTTCTGCTCTTAATCTCTTTATATGTTTGCATCAACTTAGTAACGCTTTGATCTACTTCTGTATCTAATAGTATGAATAGGTATATTCCTGGACTGTATGTTATAGCTCCTGCATTTATATGTAGAAAACAATTCTCATATCTTTCGGATATTTGATATAGCTCTCTAAAAATTGTGAATATCTTCTTATCTTTAATTAGACTTCTTTTTACAAATCTATCTCCTAATTTTAAAGTATCTTGAAGTTGATCTAATTTAATTTCAATACAGAAACAATATTTATCATCTTCATAAATTGGATTAGTATGTAATATATTTAAAACCTTATCACCAATTTGACCTCTATCTAATGCTTGTTTACTAAAATATCCTTTATGAATTTCAAAGTTTATTAATTCATCACTTAGATCAAGAGTTATATCTCTCAATTCTTGTTCATCATCTTCATGAGCTTCTTTTAATAATTCTATAAATTTTAGAATTTTATTCATATTTTATTTTATATTTTTTATAGTTATAATTCCTGGTTTTATAATTCTTCCATCCTGAAAACGAGGACGTTCTATTTTAAAATCAAATGTGAAAAAGTCAGTATCAGATATTTTTTTTACCCTTGAGATTGAACCAGATGGTCTACTGCCACTAGCATCTTTGATCCAATTTACTAAAGTATTAAATTTAAATAGTGTGTTTATACCTGGACCCGTTTTAATTATAAATGTATCTTTATCTCTTTCGATTATTATGTCACTAATTTTGAAAGTTGTGTTAAATGTTCTTCTTTTTAATATATCTGATAGTTTTTTAGGAAAGATTTGCATATTTTGAACGTTCTCATCAAAATGGTCTATTTGAAAATCTTCTGATTCTGAGCATCTATTTATTATTGAATAGAATTCCTCTTGATAGTTTTTATAATTTTCAGATCTTAGTTTTAGTTTGACTTCATATACTATATGTGTACAACCTATAAATGGATGTGATTCACTTTTAAATCGACCGATTTGATCGGTTCTTTTAATGTATCTTTTTTCTAATTCTTCAAATTCAAATCCATCATCAATTAGATCTGTAAAATAATCTTTTATATTATCAATTGAAGAATTTTTACTTTCAAATATCCTAAATCTTTTAATCTTATTTTTCATATGCGTGTAATGAAAATTTAACTTTTATTTCACCTCTCATTGTTGGCGAATTACTTGATACCGTTTCTATATCAAATGAGTGTTTAACTTGATATATATTTGGTAGAATATATAAATCATCGGTAAGTTTTATGAAACTCGGTTTAATTTTTGCAAGTTCATCTAACACATCTAATTCAATTTTATAACTTTTTTCTAAGGTCATATAATAAACTGGTGATGATCCTAGTTTGTGCATAAGATTCATTTTATTAGAATCTTCTGATATAAATACTCTACTGACATTGCACTCATATCCACTTGATCTAAAATCTTTAAGTAGATCATTGAATGATCTAGCTGATCTTTTATGGTATAATGATTTTGTTTCAAGGCTATTTTCGTCAAATTTAAGATATAGTTTTAAATAACCTGATCCTCTTTTAACATCGAAAAGAGAGTAATCTTCTATATGATGAAGAGATTCTATTGCATATGCGTGCATTCTCCTATCTTCCTTACTATCATTTTTTGTTATAACGACTTCAAAACAAGGAGTTAATCCAGATGCTGCGTATGCTTCTATTCTTTCTTCGACCTCTAATTTGTTTTCATATTTGTATTCGAGTTTATTACCCTTTAAATAGAAATTGATTTCAATATTTACATCAACTCCGTCATGTAGTTCATCAAATGCCTCAAATATTTCATCCTCAGTGATAAACCAAATAGATTTTATGAAATTCTTATTTCTATTGTGTCTTCTGACATACGTACTTTCAAAAAGATATTTTAACCTTCTCATATTATTTCAATTTTTTATCTAAAATTCTTGCAATATTTGATCCAATTACAAAGTGTATGTTTCTAAGTGTATCTGTTTCAATTGTTTCTACATCATCCATGAATTTAAATTGATATCTGTAAGTATCATTTTCTTCATCATCACTGGGTCTGTCGATTTTATAAATTGATAATTCAAATTTATAATTATTATTTACATCAATTTCAAAGTCAAATGTTGTTTTATCACATGGTGTTGTTTTAAACTTTGGTTCATACTTAACATCAAATATTGAATACTCTGTAATTTTTGCTCTTCTCATATAGTAGTTTAAGAACATTGCAGGTGCTTCAATAAAGTCTGATAAAATTTGAATATCTTCACCAAAATCATTAGATTCAATAATATCTTCGATTTTATTTTTCATATCTACTATATTATTGAAATCAACTTTATGATATTTACAATTGATATCGTGTAAATAAATAAAAGAGTTATCAATTAATTTTCTTTTTTCAGAATCTACTTTGAATATGAATTTAGTGTGTATAATTAGTGTATCTTCTACTGAAAGACCATGAATTGATATAACGAGTTTATAAAATTGTTCGTCTTTTGATAACTCATATACCGTATCAACAGATTGTACTAATCCTTCTTCTTCGTCAAATATATCTTTGAATGTTTGTTCTATTTCTGCTATTCGTATCATAATTAAATTACTTTTTTAATCCTAAATTCATTTCTACTAAGATTTGAGTGATATCTTTTATTAACTCAATAGATTTGTATTCGCATGGTGTTACTTGATAAGATATAGCATATGGGAATTTACGATTATTATCATAATCTCTTTGTTCTTTACGTGTCATTTCTTTCTTAACAACATACATACTTATTAATTTAGTTCTATTATAAGGCCATTTATTTTCTTCGAGGTCATAATATTCAGAACTTGAATCAGATTCGATCCATAGATATGTAGGATCATCAAAAGCACCTTTTGTGAATAGTTCACACCAAAATCTACCACCTCCAAAATCAAATTTAACATCAGTTATTTTTAATTTTCTACGTTCAACAACATGAACATTTGAAGAATTTGAAGTCCATGAGTGGTATGATAATTCAAATTCATATTCTTTACCTATTATTTTTAATTCACTTTTAATTTTTTCTGTTATTTCTTGTAGTGCTAAGTCAACTTCATCAAAATCTAAATCAAAGCCACTATCTGAGACTGTACTATTTGACATTCCGAATGATTTCTCACTTCTTTCATCCAACCAATCAGAAATTTCTTGTATTTTCTTTTTATACTCTTCATAAATTTCAGGTGTTATTTTATAAACTCCCTTTGTTGACTTTAAATCAGAATAATCCACCTCGGAAAAATCTAAAACTTCCCAATTACGATTTTTACCTGTTTGCCCATAAAAAACAATATGATTGTCTAACCCTTGAGATATTGATAGTTCATTTTGTTTAATATCTGCATGTGGAATATCCATATCAGATATATTTTTATTATTCTTATTTTTAAGATAAAAATTATAGATATCATTAAATCTATCTTGCCAATTTTTTGGTTTTTTTGAGCCAAATCCAAATAGTTCGTATGTTTTTACATATTTCATAATAAGTGTTCTTTTATTTCTTGTATTAATTCTTCAAAGGATGAAAATCTCATTTCATCCTCATCTTCACCATCTCCATATGGACTGTAATGACTTTCTTTCCTATTTACAACAATTTCTTCTATATCACTAAAGTCTATTATCCAGTCTTCATGAAATCCATCTGAATATCCAGAAGATCCATATTGAATTTCTATTATATGATCATTTTCCTTGTATTCATAGTTTAAAAATTTAGACCAACCTTCATAACTTTCTTCGTCACATTTTTTAGATAAATTGTCTAATTCATAAAAGAAGTTTAAAAGTGTATCGTCATACCATTCGTTAATAGATTCAAATTGTTTATCATAGGCATATCTTTTTAAATCCATTATTTTACCAACATATCCATTTCTTCTTAATAATTTGAATACAAGATTTCCTAATCCAAACTCACCACCTTCTTCTAATCCAGATTGTCTTTGTTTTTTAACTTTTTTCCAAACCTTGTCAATCTTTTCCTTAAAAGCTGAGTACTTATCCTCATCAACTTGTTCTTCGATAGTATCAACCGCCATCATTATAGACTTAGCCTTCTCAGCAATTGCTTCTTCATCTGGGACAAATTCTACTTTTTCTGGTCTTACTTTCCATTTATTTTTTAATAGTGAAAAAACTCCACTGGATTTATGTGGTTCATCAATATCTTGTATATAAACTTCTACTTCATAACCTTTTATTTTGATATCATGTTCATCATTCCAGTTCTTTTTAGCACCGTCTGCGAATTTTTTAACCAATTCTACATTATCATCAACATCATCAAAATCAATTAAAATATGTAGATCATAATCAGAGTATTTTTCAGACCAATTATAATTGGCTAAAGATCCTGTTAGAATGATATCCTTAATTTCAGCTTCTAATTCTGTTGAATTGTGAAAATCTTGTGCTATTTGTAATAGATTTTCTCTAACTTCTTCATCTAGTTCGAAGTTATCCCAAAGCTTAGGATTTAATTCATCTTTGAGATAGAAAGATTTAATAGGTTCTAAATCTTTTTGCTCAAATTCTTCGAATTTTTTGAATCTCATTATCGCACTACATTTTTTTATATATATTAAAAATCGCTTCTGAAAATTGAATAGTTTTCACACAAGTTAAAAACAAAAAACGAAAAGTGGATTATAATATTGAAATGAGTAAACTAATTACATTAAACGGTCAAGATGATAACATCTTAGATGAGATATTTAACGATGATATTATCATACATGAAGATGTTCAAGGATCTAAAATTTGGGTAAATTGGAATGGTCAATCATTCACAATTAAACCTAAATCGGTTTCAAGTGAACCTATTAATCTAATAGATTTGGCTATGCAGAATTACTACAACCCTGCTATAAATTATTTTAACACATTTGATAACCGTGTTAAAGGATTGATGCCTAAAAATTGGTGGTTCTGTTTTGAATATTTTCCAGATAGTCAACCAGCTAATATTGAATATAATAGAGTTCCTAAAAATGGATTAGTTTTATCTTCCATTTGTAAAAATGGAAAATATGAATATGAGATAGATGAGATACAAGAATATTCTAGACTTTTTAATGTTGATTGCTTACCAGTAATTTTTGAAGGTAAATTATCCGATACAATGAAAGAAGCTATTAAGTATTTCTTACACACATCAGAAAAAGATTTAGAATATGTTTTTGGTGAAAAGTCATTTGCATTCTTCTTCTACAAGATTTTAAATCCATCCGAGACAGGATCATTTTTAATGAATGATGATTTTCAAAAGAATTTACAGAAAATAGTTATTAAAACATCTAAAAGTAATTCAACTTTTGAAATTTTAAATCCTCTTTATCAAAGAATTAGTAATCAAAATTCAACAGAATTTGTCGAAATATATACTTTGATTTTAGTTAATTTCTTAAATTTTTGTCAAAGTGTTAATATATCTGATATTAAGATAAAAGGTAGAACTAAAGAAGAATCTTATATTTACCTTATTTGTAAGTTGTATAATTCTTATATCAGTGATGTTAAAGAAGATCTAATGAACTTTGAATTTACTATTCCTGAGTTTTTTGATAAGGATAAATTCAAAATCAACAGAGAGTTAATTCCAAATAAATTAACAAATGAAATATTAAGTGAGTCTGATAAATTGGAATATATTTTTAAGGTAATACTGGGTTCTTTCTCTAAGAAAAAGAAAAAACCTATTGGTATTTTCACAGATAATACAATTATTCTGTTTAACTCATTTGTTGATAAAATTGATCATTTTGTAGATACCTACCTTAATAAACTCAGAGAGGTTGATTTAACAAAAGGTGGACTTCTTGATTTTGGTGAGTTTTTTTCTATTGATTTTGATGTTGATGGATCAGGTGAAGTATATCCAGATGTTTATGATACTTTTGAAAAAGAGCCGACTTCAGATAAAAAGAAGGGAAAATTTTATCCAAAAAAGTAATCTAAAATGTAATTATATCATATAATCTGTATGATTTTAGAAAAGCAGATTATATTAGATAATGTGATGTTAAAGACATCACCGAGGTTGAAAAAATTCAGTCTACAATTTTTACCAGAATCTTTACACGAGATATCAAAGAATAAAAACTTCACATACAAATGTCAAAAACTAAAATCTGCCTATTTAGTTGATATTGTACATAACTTATTATTGAAGTATTATTTTAAAAAAGAAAATATTTTTACACTATCATCTTTAATACTCAAAGATAAATATGGATATTTATATAACTATTATATTGATCATTTAAAAGATAACAATATAATTAAGATGGAGAAGAACTACCTTAAAGGTAGTAATTCTAGAATCTACTCGTTAAATATCGATGTTATCAATTCAAATATATTAAGATATCAAAATTTTGATAAAGTTCTACTTAAAAAGTATCTCACCAAACATCTACAATATGAGTTAGATAGAAATGATTTGATTAAGAGAAATATTAAAAAGAGATTAATTTCTGATTTATACTCTGTTCAAATCGAATTTGAAAGATCAATTTTCTATTTAGATTCCTTGAAAATGGACGATATTGATATCTATAATAGAAATAAGTATTCTGTTGAGGCTATTAATCAAAAACATATTTTCTATCACTTTGATTCATATGGTCGGATGCACACCAATTTTACAATTTTAAAGTCATTTATTAGAAAGAATTGTTTAATGATAGATGGTGAAGAGACTTGTGAGTTAGATATTAAAAACTCTCAACCATTATTCTTATCTAAACTTATTAAAGAGTGTAATTTAGATATGGTTAATTCTGATGAGTTTAAGATATTTTCAACACTTGTTAAGAATGGAAATTATTATCAATATCTAATTGATAATTTAAAATTGAAAGGTAAAGAAGAGGCTAAAAATTTAACCTATAAGGTTTTATTTGGTCAAAATAGAATAAACTCAAAGCCAGATAAACTATTTTCTATACTATTTCCAACTATTCACAATTTTATAAAGATGTATAAGAAGGAGAATAGTGATTATAAGATATTAGCTCACGATTTACAAAGGGCTGAATCTAATTTAATATTTAATTCGATTGTTAATAAAATTTATAACTCTAATTCTAATATTAAGGTTATTACGGTACATGATTCTATAATCTTCCAGAAAAGATGGAAGGAAGATGTTTCTAATATTTTCTTTGAAGAAATTTATAATTATTTTTCAGATAATCAAAAATTAAAATACACTAGAAATCATGTTGTGGTTTCTTAAGTTAATATATACTCTTATGTTAGACTTAAAAAATCCTCAAATTTCTTATTTACTAGCTTCATCTGAAAACATTAGAAGCTTAACTTCTTATTTATACTCAAGAGAGTATTATCTATTAGACATCCAAGGATATTATGAGGGTAAGTTTGAAGACTCATTGATGGCATTTACTAATAATTCACCTGATGAACTCAGACGAGATGCGATCCACATAATGGATCATTTTGATCAAGATTGTGTTATTGTAAAATATAAAGATGAGAACACTGCTCGTAAAATATTTAGAGATGGTCAAGAAAGACCAATGGGTATATTACTCTATAATACCGATTCAAATAATAAGTCCTACATACATGATGGGCTTTCATTCTCATTTGTAGAGCAACAATTATATTATTTTCCTAAAAAGAAAGAAGATTTTAAATCTGGAATGATTGTTGAGTATTTTTCAAACAACAAATGGATTGAAAAAAAGGTTTTCAATCCAGAAGTTGAGTTTGATAAAATGTATTCTTTATTAATGAAGTATAATAAAATCAGAATACCTGTATGAAATATCTAAAGATGTATTCAATATTTAAAGAGTCGATCTCAACTTCAGTTGATGTCAGACTTATCGATAAGGATCAATCGACATATGATTTCATTTCACAACACTTAAATGTAATAGGATATGATGAATATATTAATAATGAAAATTTATATCAAGTTGGTGCTTTTCTGGAAGGAGTTCTGATTGGTATTCGTATTTTTAGAATGAAGGATGGTAAAATACATTTAAACTATTCCGCAGTTTTGAATGAATTTAGAGGCCAAGGAATAAACACGATTATGTATAGCAAAATTGAAGAAATAGCCATAGAAATGGGCGTGAATATAATTACTTCTAATGTTAGAGAGAGTAATAAGTCTTCACTTAATTCTTTATTAAAGTGTGGATTTAGTATCAATGATAGAGTTGAATTAACTTATCCAGACGGTGAAAAAAAGATACCTCTATTTAAAAGACTATAAATATATTTACTCATCATTCACTGAACAAATAACCTTAGTACTCTAATTTATTTTTCATTCCTATTTTTTGAATAGATGTGTTGATATGTTTTTGCATATCTTGTGGTGTCAGTGCCACTAACTTATTTAAGAGTTGAAGGTTTCTTTGATAAGGTGCAGGATCTGGTGCTGATCTATCATGCCATAAATGAAAACATTTTCCACTATTTTCAAAATATTTTAAAAACATTTTTGTTTTATGTGCTTGAAAGTCATCTTCGGCTCCCCATCCTATAAAGTCTTCGCACCATCCTCCAATTTTTATGATAGAATCTTTTCTATACATTACAACACCTCCACAGAGGTTAATTTTTTGGTTATCGTTTTCTCCTCTCCCAGGTCTATTTATTGAGACCATTTGATCTAATGATAATTGAGATTCTTGTTGTGTTAGATCTAGCACTGATGAGTATGGTGATACACAATCATAATGATCGATCATTTTTAAGGAAGAAATCATTTGATTAGGTTCTATTAATAAATCTGAGTCACCAAATACTAAAACATTAGTTGAAGAATGCTTTATACCAACATTGAATGCCCAAGATCTGTTGTATGGTGAATTTGATTTTGTGAAAATGTGCTTAATTCCTTTAAACGTAAATGTGTTCAACTTAGGACTTTTATCTTGCTCTACTATTATAATTTCTATTCCTCCAAATCCTGAAAGCCAATCAATTACCCTTCTTAAATTTTGTATTCTATCTTGTCGATGTCTGTATCCTATAATAAAGGAAAATAAATATGAATTGTTCATCAATTTTTTTATTTTTATAGTATTTTTATCAAAAAAGGTTTATATTTGTAGTACAATGGATATAAAACAAACATTTATAAACTTAACAAAATTTACCTATCCCTATGGTACTGAGTACTTACTTGAGAAGTATTTACCAAAAGGTGCTATAAAGGATAAATGTGGTAATTATTACTATCAAATGGGTAATTCAGACACAATTTTTACTTGCCATTTAGATACGGTCTGTAAAGAAGTTAAAGAAGTAAATCATATTTTTGATAAAAATATCATCAAGACTGATGGTACTACAAATTTAGGTGCAGATGATAAGGCGGGCATGACTGTGATGTTATATATGATTAGTAAAAATGTTCCAGGATTGTACTATTTTTTCATAGGTGAAGAAGTGGGGTGTATTGGATCTTCAAACTTGGCTTACTCAGAGGACTTTTCTAAGTATAAAAGGTGTGTATCTTTCGATAGACGAGGATATGGTTCTGTTATTACTCACCAATTAAGAAGTCGTTGTTGCTCAAAAGAGTTTGCTGATAAACTATCATCTGAACTATCTAAAGGTCTTTTAGAATTTGCTCCGGATTCAACAGGTATTGTAACTGATTCGGCTTCTTTTATGAGTCAAATACCTGAGTGTACAAATATTTCTGTGGGTTATTTCAAGGAACATACCGTAAATGAACACCAAGATATTTTATACCTTAAAAATCTTTGTGATGTGGTTGTAGGTTTTAATTGGGAAGATCTTCCATGTGTTAGAGATCCTAAAATCTATAAAAAATACTATTATGAGGGCCCAACAGATTATTACTTTGAATTTGAAAAAGATACCAGTATAAAGTCAGCTAAATTGAAAGTTTGGGTAGGATATACTCAGTATTTAGTTACTCTTACACCTTCTAGACTTATTCAAGAAAAGGCTTACATTTTAGAATGGGTTAGAAATAGTGGATCTTGTATAGATTTCAAAACTATAAATTGGGATGGTAAATCTTGTTATGTTGATTATGGTGAGTGGGTTGATTATTTAGGTGATCGTGATGAACTAATTCTTGTGATTGATGAATTAACACAGATTCCAATTTCAGATATGAATATTTTAAAAACTTTGAGATAAATAAAAATACCCTCATTTGAGGGTATTTTTTAACCTAAAAGTAAACCAGGATTTTTGTATTCACGTTGAGTTGCGATTTCTAACATTTGTGTTGATGTTAGATCTTTAGGATTCCATCCTTTCTTTTTCGCATATTCACTGATAAACTTTTCTCTAAGCAAAAGTTGTTCTTCTTCTGTTAGAACATTTTTTTTCGTTTCGATCATGCGTTGAATTTTTGTTTTATATATAAAAATCCTTATCTTTGTATTATGTTAATCAAGGTAAAAGGCATATTAGAATTCAGTCCAGAAGATGTGACTCGTAAGCACAAGAATCAATCTTCTTGGAAAAGAGTTGCAATGATCCGTACAGATTGTGACTTAGACCGTTACTATGCTTGGTTTCTTAAAAAGAGATTCAATCTTGAACTTAACAAAAATCTGAGAGGATCTCACGTTACCTTTATCTCTGATAAGTTAGAAAAGTCTATTTTTGACGAGGCGACCAAGATCTTTAACGGAAAGGAGATTGAGTTTTTCATTGAAACTGAGCCAAGAAGTAATGGCGGTCACTGGTGGTTGAGAGTTCATTGTCCAGATGCTGAAAGTATTCGAGAGGCGATTGGACTACCAAGAGATCCATATTTTGGACTTCACTTGACTATTGGACATGCTAATAATAAAAATTATTTACATTCTTTGTATGCTTGGAGATGTTTTGAAAGATTTAATCAATAGATTAATATCCGTCTTCTGCCGATTTTTTCTTATGAAATTGAGAAAAATTTTTTTCAATATTGCATTTATTACATTTTTTCATATATTTATATATTAAAAAATATTACCCATTCAAAAATTATATGTCTAGTAGATTTGGAGTACAACTTCCTATTCTTAATGCAAGATTGATATCTAATCAAGATCTTAAAAAAGAAGAGGTTGATAAAATTTATAAACTTCACAGGGTGAGAAATTGTTACATCACCCTGATGAATATTTCAACATCTAAAGAAGATTTAAGGTATTTATCACAGATCGTCACTCAAATTGACTTTCAATTACAAAGACTTTGGAAATTCAAAGAAGATTCTTCTTATCATAGATTCTGGGATCTCCCTAAGTGTGATTGTCCTAAGATGGATAATCAAGATGTTTATGGCACTGGGTATCGTTATATAAATCCGAATTGTCTAATTCATGGAGATTAGATTATCGACTTTATATAAAATTTAAACCATAATACTTGACCGTATGGTTCCATTTCTTTTATTAGAGTGGATCATAATAAATTTTTATTCTTTGACAATATCATCATCCTTTAAATCTGTTAAAATGTCTAAGATGTCCAAAATATCTTCATATTTAGACTCATTTAGATTTATTTTTTTAAGATATTTCATACAAATATATATTAAACAATTAGCTCATCTTTTTGTATAATTTTTAATTATGCCAGAAGCTCCAGAAATTCGTATTATGTCTGATTTTATAAATCAGAATTCTAAAAATTTTAGATTTAAAAAACTCTTTCATGTTGAAAAGGGTAATAATCCTATTGATTCTAATTACGATCAGTTTAATGTAAATGCTGATTTTTACGGTAAACAACTATTTAGTAGAAAAGAGATATGCGTTAGGTAAAAGTTTGGAACGAGAAATGTTTGGATAAACAGAAAATGGAAAATTATTAAATAACCTGTTCGGAGGAAATCTACTTTTTTATATATAATAATAAAAAAAAATAGATTATGATAATTTATTTGGTCACAAATTTGTTGAATGATAAAAAATATATTGGAATGGACTCTTTGAATTGTCCAAATTATTTAGGGTCCGGTGTCCTTATTAAGAAGGCGATCAAAAAATATGGACGTGATAACTTTAAAAAGGAGATTTTACAGATTTGTAGTACAAAGGAAGAATTACTTATTGCTGAGAAGTATTGGATAGATTTTTTTGACGCTGTAAATAGTCGAAATTTCTACAATATAAGAGAAGGTGGTCAGGGTGGTGATATCAGAGAATTTTTGAGTGAAATTCAAATTGAAGAATGGAAAAAAAACATAAGTAAAGGTAAGAAGGATCTTCGTAAAGGAATTCCATTAAGTGATAAAAATAAAGCTGGAATAAGTCAAGGATTAAAACTTTTTTATAAAAAAAACATATCCCCAAATATGGGTAGAAATCATAGTGATGAAACAAAGATGAAAATTAGAAACGCTCTTATAGGACGTGAGTTTACAGAGGAACACAAAAATAACTTGAGACGCACGAATGTAGAAATTAAAGAATCCTCTATTACCCGTGAAAAAAGAGATAAGTTATCTAAACACAATGCAGCTCTTACAAAAGAGCAAGTGTTGATGATTTTACATTTGTCAAAAACTCGACAAAAAAGTTATTCCGAATTGAGTAAGATGTTTGGACTTTCTGTAAGTTGTATTTCCGAAATAGTAAACAAAAAAACGTATAAATGGATTTGGGAGGAATTAGAAAATGGATCTAGTAACAACTAGAATATGAGATACTCTGGAAGATTTGCTAAATATGGTAGAGAACTTCTATACCCTGATGAACTTGAAAGAGAGATTAAAATTTCAAAAGTAACTAAATTAAATGAAGGGTCAAACTAATAAACAAGATATAAGTGATTTAAATAGTTACGGTCTTGATATCCAAGATGAGTTATCGTCACTTTTAGCAGATGAATTGGCTAAGTCAATTGATGCTGAAATTATGAAGAATTTATTTGGTAGTGATAAAAAGAAGAATAAAATAAATAAAATTTTAGAAAAAATAAAAAATATGAATGATAAAGGCTGATAAATATTATATTCAAAATCTTATTAAGATTATGAGCGAGGGTTCTTTTGATGAGAATCCAAGACCTAAATGGGATGATAATACACCAGCCCATTCAAAATTTATCACACAAGTATTTGAGGAATATGACTTATCAAATGGTGAGTTTCCAATTACTACACTTAGAAATACTGCTATCAAGACTGGTATAAAAGAAGTTTTGTGGATATATCAAAAACAAACAAATTCACTAGCGGTGGCTAGAGAAATGGGTATTAATTGGTGGGATGAATGGAACATAGGGGATGAAACGATTGGTCAGAGATATGGTGCTACTATTAAAAGATATGATTTGATGGATAAACTACTACATAATTTAAAGTATGATCCATTTGGTAGAAGGCATATAATAAATATGTATCAATATAATGATTTAGAAGAAACTAATGGATTATTTCCGTGCGCTTATGAGACTCTATGGTCAGTTAGAAAAGTAAATGGTGATTTTTATTTAGATTTAACTCTTAATCAGAGATCCTCGGATTATATTATGGCAAACTACATCAATAAAATACAATACGTTGCCTTACAAATGATGGTTTCTTCTCATATAGGATATAAACCAGGTAAGTTCTGTCATTTAGTACAAAACCTACACATATATGATCGACATTTTAATGCAGTTGAAGAGATTCTATCAAGGTCTCCTTTAGAAGAGCAGCCCTATATTGAATTGATAACTAATAAGTCATTTTATGACTTTACCATTGATGACTTTATAGTTAAAAATACAGAGAATATCAAAAAATTATCAGTTAAGTTAGAAATAGCTATATAGTTTCCATGTTTAAATAGACCTCCCTTTGTATAGTCTAAATTTTATGAACAAATGATTAATTTAAAATATAATTTTTAAAATAATAAAAAAGTTATGAACGATTTATATGAACAACTAGTAGAACAAATTAAAAAAATAGATAGAACTGATTTAACTAATGATATTTCTGACGCTGTTATTCAAGAAGTTGAAAAACAAAAAGTCTATATTTGGTTAAGAGTTTTCTTAAAAGAAGAACTTAAAGATGTCAAAGAAGGTGATGATTTCACTATTACTTATACTAAATCCGGTGAGCAACTTAAATCTAAATTCATGTGTTTTGGTAAGATAAATTCATTTAAGGATAATGGCGATAATCAAATACAGACAATTAGTGAAGATGATCCTAAAGTTGTGATACTTATGATTAATGAGGAGGAAATTCAAAATGGTGAACATATTCCTTTTATAAGAACACTATTTAAAATATCAAAACATTTTGAATATCAAGTTTATAGAAGAGATGAATTGGTTTTTAAAAATGAAAGATCTGGTCAATCTTTAGAGTATATTGATTGTGAATTCTAATTTCTAAAAATAAAAAGGAATTGTGAAGTTGTAATTCCTTTAGATTGAAGATACGGATTTCCGTATGCTGTTAGTAACTCGCAATTAAATTCAGATTGAAATCTTTTTAATAAGTCTTCGCAATCATTATTAAATTCATATAGTGTTGTGTAGAAATCATTTGGACCTGATAAGTATATTGATATTATGAAATAAACATTATCTTTATCTTTGATTTCTTCTGCGACGTTTATTAATTTCATAAATACTTTTAAATATCCATCGATCCAAAAAGAGTGGCGTATTTCTTTACTATCTGTTGAGTTAAGAACCATGTTCCACTTATCAACCAATTCTTGAAAGATATCTTTTATTTCTTCTATGTCTGGTTGATTGGAAAAACTTTCAAATTTTGAAATGACATACATATATGTATTTATTATATTTTTAATTCAAATTTAATTTTTCCACAATCGTAAATTCTATTAATTCCAATACATTTTGTATATTGTTTTTCAGTTATTGAATCATCTTTTATTCCTAAATTTGACTTTTTAAAATTGGATTTGTGTAATCTTTTGCTATTAACAATATATTTATAGTCCGGTTTGGTTTCTCGAATTTTGGAAAATCCTAATTTATAATATAAATTACCAGTTGACCAGTCTTTATCAGCATAGCTTATTACTCTTTTAGGATTATATTTTTTTATAAAATAATTTAATAATTTAGATGCCCCTCCTATAACTGATACGTTTATTTTGTTACAAAATCGTGATAAATTCCAATTATTATCTGCCATTTTTTTCCTACCTTCATATTGGTCAAATAGCATAATTGATACTATTTCATTTTCATAAAACAATCCTAATTTTACTATGCTGGTGCAAAATCCTTGTATGTGGTTTAAATTTAAAAACTCTCTAATTAATTTAATATTATTAATCTCTTTTACCTGGCAATTTCTTGCAAATATTTTTTCAGTGTTTAGTTTTAGCAAGTTTTTTATCTGTGATTCTATAATTTTTCTTTTAAGATCCCAATCATCTTCCCAAATATGAATAATCCTTATACCCTTCTGATCAAAAAAATTTGTCTTGTTTAAATGGTAATTGTTCTCTTTATATTTTTCAGAGTGCCAGTACAATCCATTAAATTCAAATCCTAATTTTAAATCTGGTAGATATAAGTCAATTTCTAATTCATCTCGATATGATTCTAAAATGTCACCTTTGTAATTTAATTTTACAAAATTAATGAATTCTTTTTCCTTAATGCTTTTTAGTTCATTTATGGGATAGCATATAGTACACAATGGTATATTTGATTCCTTTCTTCTTATATAATTATCAATGTGAATTTCAAATTCATGATGTTTATTACAATCACATCTAAATAATGATAAACCATTGTTAGTATAAGTAAGATAGTTTATATCATTTGCTATTTTAAATTTGACTCTATATTCTTCACTCTTACTTATATGCGTCCTTCCATATTTTATTATGTTTTTATTTTTAATTTTGTCAGATATTTCCGATATACTATTTAAATTTAAAGTATTATATTTTTCTAAAATTGTTTTTTTAATTTTGAGTTTTATCTCTTCAGATTTTGATGGATTGTCAACGCCGTATTTATTAAGGTTAGTATTTTTAAACTTTTCGATTATCTCAATACTTTGAATAGGATATTCAACTCCGTATCTTTCAAAGTTAGTTTCTTTTAGTTTTTTTTTAAAATCTTCATTCTGAAGAGCATATTTAACTCCATACTTTTCTATCATAGTATTTTCAGCCTTCTCTCTAATTTCTTTTAACTTAGATGGATTATCAACTCCGTATTTATTTAAAAAATACTCATTTAAATATTTTCTCACCTCATCAGATTGCATTGCATATTTAACTCCATACTTTTCTATCATGGTATTTTCAGCTTTTTCTCTAATTTCTTTTAACTTGGATGGATTATCAACCCCATATCTTTCAATATTTGTTTTTGATATTTTATTTTTTATAGAATCATTTTGGGTTGCCCAATCCTTTCCAAATTTTTTATTATTGGTGTCTTTAACTTTATTCTTTATTACTGAGGATTTAGATGGATTATCAACACCATACTTGTTAATATTTGTTTCTTTTCGTTTTTCTTTTATTTTAGAACTATCAAACATACATTTTTTACTACAAAATTGTCTATATCCATTTTTCATGTCTATGAATTTCAATTTTGAACCACATTCACATATAGGTGTGGATATAAGAGAATTTTCATATAGATAGAATTTTTCTTTAAAGTTAATATTCTCATTTGTGTAATTTGAAATATCTTCCCATAATTTTAAATTTCTATTTTTTATACCCATTTCAGAAAATTTATAGAACTCTATATTTTCGGTATCCATATCAATTAATTATTTATTTTATATATAAAAACTATTCGGCTTAAAACTATATAATTTAAAAATAACATTAAATTTGCTTATAGATACTCAATATTTAATAAACACAAGAAAGTTGGTTGTTAGTTATGTTGATAAGACAGGAAATATTAAATTAAAATATTATGACTGGCAAAATCCTCTAAAATATGTAACTTGTGAAGATAATGATACACAAAGACATCCTGATTATAAGTCTTGGGATGGAAAGCATGTTAAACAAGTTGAAGTTAATCATCCAGATAGATATGCTGTTTATGAATTTCTGGATTCACTTCCAGAAAAAGAAAAAGAAGAAATTTTTGAATTTAATCTTCCTAAAATATATTTTATAGATATAGAAACTGAAATAAAAGACGGTTTCCCCGAAGCTGCTGATATCAAAGATGTGAATGGAAATGTAATTAAAGAGGGGGCGGCAACTCAAGTATTATCTATATCAATTGTATATGATGATAAGATCATACTTCTTGGACTAAAAGAAATGCCACAAGATATGCAAGATCGTATTATAACAAATACGAATAAATATTTTGAGAAATTTGGATCAAATTATAAATTCAAATACATCAAATATGATGATGAATTTGATATGTTATATTCATTCTTTAATAAAATGATTCCAAAAATGCCGCTAATAACTGGATGGAACTTCTTAAACTATGACTGGTTGTATTTAGTAAATCGATCAAGAAAAATTAGTAAATGGGTAAATGGTAAAGAAATTAAAATTGATCCATCTATATCTTCTTTTACAAAACGAATGAATAAAGTTTGGTCTACTGAGTATGAAGTTCCTGCTCATAGAATGGTTTTTGACTACATGCAATTATATGAAATTTGTGATACCTCTATTAAAGTAAAAGAGAGTTCCTCATTAGATTTCGTTTCAAATAAACTCGTTGGAGTAGATAAAATTAAATATACTGGATCACTGCAAAAGCTTTATGAGGATGACTTTGAGACTTTTATGTACTATAATGCTGTTGACTCTGTTCTTGTTCAAAAAATTCACGAGGCCCGAAATTATATTTCTATTATTTTCGCTATTTCTGCCCTTGCTAGAATTCGTGTTGTGGATATTGTATCTCAGATGAATAATGCACTTGGATCTCTTGCTATCACAGAAGGAGTTCTTAGAAATAGGTTCCGAGATATGGAAAATATTATTCTCTTTAAAGATGAGAATGCTGTGAGAGGTGGAGAGTCTGGAATTGCAGGTGGGTGGGTTAAAGATCCAGTTGTAGGAATGAATAAGTGGTGCGTAATTTATGACTTCGCATCACTTTATCCACGAACTCAAGCTCAATTCTTTATCGCACCAGAAACCTTTGTTGGTGTGAAAACAAAAGAAGAGGATGATTATTGTTTTAATGGTAACAAAAGAATAAAGATCGAACCCAATAACCATGTTGTGTGTGTCAATGGAGTCGTTTTTGAAAAAAGGAATTCACCAACTCTTCAAATGTTAGAAGATGTATATAATGAAAGAAAGCGTAATAAAAAAATTATGATGAATAAAAAAGAAGAATACAAATCAGTCATGGATGAGATTAAGCGATTAGAAGCAGAATTATGATATAGGTAGGTTAAGTATTTTATATATAAAATAAAAATTTATATGAATAAATATTATGTTTATGCTCTTCTTGATACATCTAAACCAGGAGTTTTTATATATGATGATTTAATATTTGATTATGAGCCCTTCTACATAGGTAAGGGTACAAATAATAGAGATTATCACAGTGCATTTGATAGACACAATTCCTTTAAAAGGAATAAAATAAAATCTCTGAAGAAAAAAAATATTGAAATTTTATCTATCAAAGTTTTTGATAATCTTAATGAACAAGAGTCTTTTAATATAGAAACATCTATCATTAAGAAAATAGGAAGACGTGATTTGAAATTAGGACCTTTGACAAACTTAACAGATGGTGGTGATGGTAGAACAAATATTATAGTATCAGATGAAACCAAAAGAAAAATATCCGAGACAAAGAAATCACAAAATCTACATAATAAACACACCGAATTAACAAAAAAACTTTTAAAAAAAATAAATCAAGGAGAAAATAATCCATTTTATGGAAAAAATCACACCAATGAGATAAAGGAAGAGCAATCTTTGAGGGTTTCTGGAACAAATCATCCTATGTGGGGAAAAAAACATGATGATGATACAATTCAGAAGATTCGTGAAAGAAGGAATGCTGTAGTTGATAAAGAGCGAATGGTTCAGTTGTCAAGAGAGATAAATTCCAAGTCTGTAATACAATACACACTTGACGGTGAATTTATTCAGGAGTTTTCCTCTATTAAGGAAGCGTCAGAATTTACAGGTTGTTCGGAATCTATTATTGGAAAATGTTGTAGAGGTGTTATAAAAAAACCTAGAAAGTTTTTATTTAAATTTAAAAGTGTTGAAAGTTTAGAACTAAAAAATTCTTATATTTTAAAAATTGGTGACACTTTCGAAATAGATGGGTCAATTTACAGGCTTGTTAAAAGAAATAAAACTACTGCAATTGGTGAGATTAAAAATAAACTAGTAACTTTTAGAAAGAAAGAATATTCTTTACTATTTGAAAAAGTTAAATTAGAAGCCGAACTTGAATAAGTATTTAATCTATTGATAATTTTCGTATATTTATCATCTTATGTCTTCAAAAATAATATAATTAGTATGTCATTGAAAAGAGATTTACTCAAATATCAACCTCGTAAAGAACAAAGAGAATGTCTGGACTTTATCGATTCTGAATACAAAAAAAATAAAGAAAATAAGTTTTTTCTTCTAAATCTACCTGTTGGTACTGGTAAGTCACATCTTGCTCTTATGATAGCTGATTGGTATCTAAAAGCCGTAAATGGTAATGCCAAATTTGATGTTATTACAAATAGTAAGATACTTCAAGATCAATATGTAGAAACATATGAATCTATTAATGATTTGAAAGGTAAGGAGAATTATGAGTGTACTCAATATTCTTGCTCTTGTGCTCAAGGTAATGAATTTAACAGGCTTAATAAAACGAACTGTGAGTTTTGTCCACACTCAGCTGCACGAGAAGGCTTTGTATCGGGTAGAATGTCTCTTACTAATTTCTACCTGTACATATTGTTTCAACTATATATGACTAAAATGATGGATAATCGTGGTGGTAATGTTTTGATAGTTGATGAAGCACATGATTTCGATGATGTGATGTCTGATTTTATATCAATTAAAATAACTGAAACGGTTGTTAAGAGATTAAAATTCTCAAATGAAGATCAAATTATTAGAGACTTAAAGAAAGTTTCTTCTATTTCGGGTTATATTGAGTTTCTTAAAGGACTTCAAGGAGAAATTGCGACTACAATTTCAGAAGTAGAAAGGTCGATGGGCCAAACAAAAAGAACAGTAAAATCAGTTAAACGAGAAAATGCTGTTAATAAAGTATTGGGTGGTAAAAACTCTGATATAAAATTGATGCAAATTGTAACTGATCTTCAACAATATCAGTCAAAGATTGAAATCTTTTTAAAAGAATATAATGCTAATCCTAATAATTGGGTACTTGAATCAAACTATAATGAAAAGACTAAACAAAAAGAATTATCATTAGAACCAATCTGGGCATTTGATTATTTAGATAAATATGTTTTTTCAAAATATGATATGGTGTTTTTAATGTCAGGAACAATTCTGGATAAGAATCTTTTCTGTCAATTAAATGGACTAGATGTTGAAAAGGCTATTTACTATTCAATTGACTCTCCATTTCCAGTTAAGAATAGACCAGTTTATTATATGCCTCTTGGTAAGATGTCATATAAATCAAAGGATGATACTTTTAAAAATTATATTCCGTTTATTCATAAAATATTGAATAAATATTCAGATAAAAAAGGTATTATACACACTAATTCTTTTGAATTAGCTAGTTGGATTTCTCGCGATATAAAAGATCCTCGATTAGTTTATCACGATTCTTCAAACAAAGATGAAGTTCTTCAAGAACATTATAATACTGATAAACCAACGGTTATTGTATCACCAAGTATGGACACTGGTGTTAGTTTTGATGATGATAAGGCAAGATTTCAAGTTATTGCTAAAGTTCCTTATCCGAGTTTGGCATCACAAAAGAATAAACTTCGTCAGAAAAATAATCCTGAATGGTATGCTTGGAAAACAATTTCTGGACTTATTCAAATGACTGGTAGAGCTGTGAGATCTAATGAGGATTATGCGGATACTATAATTATTGATGGATCGTTTTCAGATCTTTTAAAATACTCTGGTCACTATTTACCAACTTGGTTTCAAGAAGCTATTAAAAAAGTGAATGTGAAAATTAACGCTTAATCGCGTTAACACATTTTTCTACTGCTTCAATTCCTCTTTTATTGAATCCGAATACTTTAGATTTAGCTCTTTTTTGCAGCTCAGGTTCTAATAACCTTTCTTTCTCTGACTCTATAGCTGACAATCCATTTACTGCCATCCATTCATCATCAGTCATTATTACATCTGATATATCAATGTTAGATTGAATATTACTTAATCCACCTTTTTCAAATACTATAAAAAATTTACCCTTTTCCTTATTTATATCTAATTTTATACTTACGGGTGATCTACCAACTTCTAAGTCAGGAATATACACTTCAGTGTCCCATTCATAGAATTTAAGATCTAATACTTTCTCAACATATTCTTTAAACTCTTCAAATGAATTGACATCTTTATTAGTTGATACTTCTTTGTCTTTAAATTTCAACATAAATTGGCAATAGTGATCTCCATTTAATTTACCCATATAAACATGCAACTTATCATTTAGGTATTCATAACCAATTGAAACCATTCTACTATTTAGTTCAATAACATCTTTCATGAATTGAATTCTGTCTGTTTCGAATATTTTACCAGTTATAGTGACAAATCCACCATATATATCGGACTCAACTTCATAACCAGAGTCTTTTAGGTCTAAAAGTAGGTCATCTATTTCTTCTTTACTTAATGATTCGTTGAATTTAATTATTCTCATAATATGTGATATATATTAAAATAAAAAACACACTCAGTGAGTGGACTAATTACTTAGCTGCCTTTGCTAAATCAGGATGAGATGATATAACCCAATTTTTAACACTACCAAATTTTTCAATTACTTCTTCTAAAGTAGCATCTCTATTTGTACCGATCTTATATCCTCTTTCTGAAACTTTAACTTTCCCAGAGTCTATATATCCTTGTAATCTAGTGAGAGCCTCAATCTTTTTCTCTACTGGTGTTATCTTTTGAGTGTGACCAACCCACTTTAATACACCATCAAATCCTTCCACATAAGCACCACCTTTAGCAATAAAGTATTCTAAGATATCCCAGTGTTGATATTCAGCGGCATGTTTAGTATTCATTTGTCTCTTATTATCACTATTTACATTATAATCTTCAAGCATTTTAACAAGATTTAGACTACCATTTTTAATAGCAATTCTAAGTGGCATATTATCATTAAAGTTTGGATCAAGTCCATTATCAAGACAGAACTTAACCGCATTTTCATCCTCAACAAGTGATTTAAATACCTGTGGTGTGATTTCTGCTCCTTTTCTAATAAGTCTAACAAGTATTTCAAATGATTTAACCTTGTTTACGGTTGCTTCTTGTCTACTTCTTAAATTAGCCGATGCTCCATAGTCAAGTAAGAAATCTACTTTTTCCAAGTCATCTTCTGCAACCGCGTTATCAAGTGCCGCGCCGTTTCCAGCATTTACATCAGCACCGTCTTCAACAATATATTTTTTAAGTTGTGCTAAAGGAAGACCTTTCTTAACAACCTCTCTATTTGCAACAATTCTTCTTTTCTTTTCTTCAATTTCTTTATCAGACATTGGTACTAATCCGGACCAAATAAATCCCTTTTCTAATCCTAATGATTTTTCAAAGTCATTAAATATGTTTTGAAAACTACTAGATGCATTAGCATCATTCTTTAAGTGACAAGCTCTTACTTGTTGCTTAGGAGCAATTGTAATACCAATAATTGATTTATTATCAGATGGTGGTAAGTTAAAGTTTAATATTGAATATTGTTTGTTGAATACATTTTCTCCACCAACATAGCTATCCCACTGACCAAGATATTGTGCAATACACCAAGATGTATTTGAGAATAAATCTTTACATGCCGCAAATGATTTAACTTCCATAATTAAAAGCCCACCTTCATCATATAAAACTTTAACACCATAATCACCATATTTTTGATTACACTTATCAATCGCTCTATAAAAATTAGCTACACCAGCATTTGCTTCTGCTTTTAAGAAACTTTCAGCACCAGCTGTAAGTTCTCTAACCGTTTTATATCTACCGATTTTATCAAAGAATCTTTTTTGAATTGATCTTTGTAATTCTGGATCTATTTTTCCGGTTCTACTATCTTTACCAAGATCATCAAAAGCTGTGGCAATGTCCATTAATCTATCTTTAAAATATTTAGGAGAATTTGCATAATCAGCCTTTAGTTCTCTGTTAAACTCATCGATAAACTTCTTAAGCTTTCTATATCTCTTAATATCTTCCAAATCATCTATAAGTTGCTCAGCATTATTAGGAATATTTGGGTCAATAAAATTTGAAACAGGTCTTCTTAATTTATTAATCAAGTCACCATATTTAACCATGTCATCGAAGATACTCTTTAATTCTTCAACTGATGTTCTTTCTTTAAAATGTAAATAAGTGAATAATGCCGCCCATCCTAATTTATCTCCTAACATCTCACGGATCTTTTGAAACTCCGGATGTCTTTCAACCTGTCTAACTTCTTCTTCGGATAACTTAATCTCTCTAAGTTTTTTTCTAGCTTCAGCTTTTATTTCTTCAGGCAAATCATTAAAATTAACAGGAGCATCACTCTTGTCCATTAAGAACATACCAGATCTATCAGTCTTATAAGGACCAACTTCTGACACAGCTCTATTTAAGGTAAATGTGTCTTTAAGTATTTTTTTAGCACCTGCTATATTTTCATTTAATCTAAAATCAGAATAACGTAGCAACATATTTCTTATTTGTTTTTATTTTTAATTTGGAAATCTCTTACTTAATTCAGCACCAAGTCGCTTAACTTCGTCCATATCACCTCTATCCAAAGCATCATCAATTGCCTCTTGAAGTTCTGACTTGGTCATAAGTCTCTCACCTTCTTGATCTGGTTTATTAGCTTGTGATATCAACTTATCAATATCTGACATTTCTTCTTCACCACCCTGAGGAGTTTCAATTTCTGGCTCTTGTTCTTTTGGCATTGCTTGTTGATAATCAAAATCTTTCAACATTTTAACACAATCATCAATCATATCATCAACAATTTTTCTAGCCTTTGGATTTTCTCTATTCTCAACTTTAGAAATTAAAATCTTCTCGATAAGTGAGAAAAATTCCTCATCAGGTAATTCCATAATTTTACCATTAACAAACTCTCTAATATTAGGATATTCAGTAGATTTTGGATTTTTAAAGATAAAATCTCTTATATCAGCTGCGATATATGGGCCATATCTAAAATCTTCAGCTTCATCTTCAAACGAGGATGTACCAAGTTTTACTAAAGTTGCAATTGTTGGATCTTCTGGAATAGCAATAGCCATTATCATTTGATAAATTCCTTTAATTGATTCATGTAACAACATCGGAAAATCTACACCAACTGCTTTAATTTTTGGATTACCTTGTGATAATAAAGATTCTATTTCTTCTGAGTTATTCTCAATAGGATCTTCACCATTCTCAATTGAGTTTTTAATTGAGTCTTTTTCATCATCAGATGCTTCAGGAGCATCAGGCCATTCACAAGCACAAGCTCCTGCTATACCTTGAGGATGATCCTCCATCATTTGTGCTTTATGATCAATTGGAATTTCCCAATCTAACTTATCAGCCATTTTTGTAATTTGATCCCAAAGGTCAAATATTTGTCTAGCCTTTTGTCTTCCGAAAATTCTATCAAGACCGTCTTTAACTTCTTCTGTGTGTAAAAGTTTTTTAGTATTCTTAGCCTCACCTTGTGTAATTAAGTTGGCAATTTTTTGTCTATCAATACCTGATTTAACTTTTTCAACATCTTGTTGAGTCATTTCTGGTCTTTGAGGATGTTCTTGGTCTTGAGGTTGTTGTCTTTTAACCTGTTCACCTTTTCTTTTTATATCAGACTCTTTTTCTTTTTCAACTTCTGGTTTAGCCGTAAGTCTTCTTTCCGAATTTTCTTCTAAAAATTCTCCAACCTGTCCTGGTTGAACTAACTTTATATCTAAATCTACATTGTCAAGTATCGAACCATAATTACTTCTAATAACTTGTTCAGCTAACTGCTCAAGTTCACTAAATCTCTGTCTAACTCTAAGTCTCTCCTGTTGACTTAATCTACCCATAAAAAAGTTTCCCGGATTAGCAACATCACCAATAGTTAGTTCAGTCACTCTTCCTAAAAGCATCATAATTTCTTGTGGATTTGCTCTACCTCCACCCATTTCTTGCCTAGATCTTCTATCAACATCTGAAATGTATGAAGTCGGAATTCCTTTAGTTCCTCTAATTTTAGCCTCATTTAAAAAATCGGAAAAATTCTTCATATTAATTATAGTATTTTTTAATATCAATTCCTTTAGCATCTGCTAATTCAATAAATCGATTTGATATAGCTTCCTCAGTAGCCTTTTTCTTAGCTAATGGATCAGGAGAAACAGATGGTCTATCTCTTCTAATTGGACTTGGACGACTCGGTCTCTCTGTTGGAGTAGGAGTTGTCGTAGGAGCAGGTTTAGTAGCTGGTTCAGCCATTCTAAAACTTTCAAACTTTTTAATGTACTTCATATATAAGTTTCAATTTTATTGTATATATTTACTTTTTAAATTCTATTTATGAAAATTCATCCTATTAAAACAAAAGATGACTATATAAAATTCACCAACTATTTAGATAGTCTATATGGTGTAAATCTTGACGAAGATCAAACTAACGATATACTTATAATTCAACAACTTTTAGAGAATTATGAGCAAAATAATATGTCTAAAGTATCAGAAGAAAATTTTGATAATACAGAAAATTTAGATTATATTTACGAACTTATAACAAATGTTTCAAGTTTAGAAAAAGGTGGTCTAATAGAAAGAGTCTGTAAACTTCAAGAAGAAGTTGGAGAGTTGTCAGCAGAAGCTCTTAAATCAATAGGATTTAAAAATTCTACTCTATCTTATGATGAAATAAAAAAAAATATTCTATTAGAGGCAACAGATTGTTTAATTATGTCCATGGATATTCTTTGTCAACAAGGATTTTCTAAACAAGAAATAGTCGAAATGGCTGATAAACAAATTAATAAATGGTTAAGTAATCTTAAAAACTAAATATATGAGAAATGCGTATGTCGTAATGCAAAAGGAGTCTCAAATTTCAAGTATCTTAAAAAATTAATTTTCAAATTGTGAAATCCCCATAATAATATATATGTTATTATGGGGATTTTTTCTTTTAATGAGTTTATAATAGAAAAAATAGGCATATCTCAGCCTTCTTTAGTCTTTTCTTCTATATTAGAGAATAGAACATATTATAATTTTAGAGATTTTATCATATCAGATAAAAAAACACTTTCAAAAGTAGATGAAATAAACTATACACTTTTAAGACCGTTAATAAATTCATCAAATATTAATGACTATTCGAAATTTCCAGTGGTTAAATTTGAATTTATGTTAAATTTTAATAAACTAAAAAATAAAGATTTTAAAAAAAAGTATCCAGATTTTAATAAAAATATAGCAACTGGTGGTGTAGCTTCATATTTTGGAAATATAAATTGGTCGGGATATTCTAAAATTGTAGAACCAATAAAACAAGTTTCTGATCAAGGTGTAGTTGTAAACTTAGGAATAACTATTGAAATAAATGAAAATTTTAACATTAGGAATGAATCAG